GGAGGCGGAATTCAACGCCGTCGGCGACCGGCTGCATGCGTTGCGCAAGCTCTACAACCTCGCTCGCCAAGCTGGGGCACTCGGCGCCGACCGCGCGGTCGATGCCATCTCCGAGGGAGGCCGCTGATGGCGCTGCGCATCGTCAGCGCCGACGAACGGCTGTCCTCGGCCGGCGCGAAGACCACCATGGCAATCTTCGGTCCAAGCGGAGTGGGTAAGACATCGTTGCTGAAATCGCTGCCGCCGCAGGATTCGCTTTGCATCGACCTCGAAGCCGGCATGAAATCGGTACAGGATTGGCCGGGCGACAGCATTCCGGTCCGCACTTTTACGGACGCACTTGACATCGGGTGCCTGGTTGGCGGCATCAACCCTGCGGCGGACGCATCTAGCTTCTTCTCGGAAGGTCACTACCGGCACCTCGCCGAAACCTACCCCGACCTCGTCCGCATGATCGCGGGCAAGCGGGTCATCTTCGTCGACAGCATCACCGATCTGACCCGCCAAGCCATGGCCTGGGCGAAGACTCGGCCCGAAGCTTTCTCGGAAAAGACTGGCAAGCCCGACACCCGCGGCGCCTACGGCCTGCTCGCCCGCGAAGTTATCGCTCTGCTCAAGCATCTGCAGCACGCACCGGCGCGAACGGTGATCTTCGTTGGGATCCTTGAGCGCGTCACCGACGAGTTCAACCGCGTCACCTGGCAGCCGCAGATGGAAGGAGGCAAAGCCGCCCGCGAACTGCCCGGCATCGTCGATCAAGTCATCACCATGAGCCTGTTTGCCCGTGATGGCGAGAGTTGGCGCCATGACCCTGAGCGCGGCGACATCCGCCGCCTCGTTTGCCGCTCCGGCAACACCTTTGGGCTCCCTGCCAAGGACCGCAGCGGACGCCTCGACATCACCGAGCCGCCGGACCTCGGCGCGCTGCTCACCAAGATCAACGCAATCACGAAGGGATGACCAACATGGCTTTCGACATGAACGATGCCGAGCAACAGAAGACAAGCGAACTGATCCCGGATGGCAGCTTTGCCAAAGTCACCATGACCATCCGCCCCGGCGGGATTGACGGTGAGGTCGAGGTCGATCGGGGCTTGCTGCGGCCCGCCAAGGATCCCACCAGCGACGTGCGGATGCTCGATTGCGAATTCACCGTGCTGGAGGGGCCGCATGCCCGGCGCAAGTTCTGGCAGATTTTTACAGTACAAGGCGGCAAGGTCGACGAGAACGGGGTCTCGATCGCCTGGAAGATATCCAAGAGCAGCTTCCGCGCGATGATCGACAGCGCGCTCGGCCTCGATCCACAGGACATGAGCGAAGCCGCAAAGCAGAAGCGCATTCTGCGCGGCCTCGCCGATCTGTCCGGCATCAGTTTCATCGCCAAGATCAAGGTCGAAACGAGTGAAGACCCCCGCTATGGCGACCAGAATCGTCTCGATCGCGTGGTGCTGCCGACCGAGCAGGAGTGGAAGTTGGTGATGGATGGCAAGGACGTGCCGGCGAGCCCGAGCCGCGCGCGTGCGACCGCCGTCAAGACCAATTCGCAGCAGCCGGCTTGGTCGCAGAACAAGCCGCAAACCGGACAGCAGTCGCAATCGCCAACGCCACAGGCAAATGTAGCCGTTTGGTCGCAGCCGCCAGCCAGTAACGTCGCGCCCGCGGCCAAACCGCCCGGGCCCGCCTGGCTCAACGGGTGAGGGCATGACCGACGACGAGTGGCAGGCTCACACTACGCATGAAGCAGCGATAGCGATCGGCGAATGGCTCGCAGGAAGAGGAAGGCTTCATCAGCCAATCCGCTCTTTGACCATGCCCGAACTCGAGGCCATGGCGCAGAACGCCATCAGCCGCTTCATCGTGCTGACCTCTCAGAGGATCGCGCAGCAACCCGGCGACTCCGTGTCGCGGAGGTTCTCGACACTGCTGCTGGGGTGAGGGTCTGCGCCGTCTGCAGCCGAGCTGCCATCGGCTTCTACTACACGCACGAACTACGGCCCGATCGATATCCGACCTTCGCTTTCTGCTCGCACCGCTGTCTGCGCGCAGGCGCGGCCATCGCCAAAAGGAACAAAGGCATGATCGACAAGACCGACATGGAGCAGCGCGCCATCAAGGACGCGCGACGGTTCCTCGCCGAGGTTCTGACCGAACTCGGTTTAATGGCGCCATTCCACGACCGGACCGCCGATGACATCGACCGCATCATTGAGGCCTGTGTCGATGGCTTCCAGGACTCGATGCAGCGTCAGTCGCTCAACGGCGACATTCCATTTTGAGGCCGCCGATGATCGACCTCAATTGCGGATCGGGCTTCGTCTATGGCTGCGCTCGCCTGGTCGCGAGCAGTCCGGCTCACCACATCAACGCGCTGATCGACAGCGCGCTGATCGATCGCAATCGAATGCAGCGCCCCCGCGACTATCTCGGCGGCAGCCGCATTGGCGAACCCTGCGCGCGCAAGCTCGTCTACGAGCTCACACATGTGCCGATTGATGATGGCAAGGGCTTCGACGGTCGGATGCTGCGCATCTTTGATGCCGGACACCAGTTCGAGGATCTCTCCATTCGCTGGTTGCGTAACGCCGGTTTTGACCTGCGCGATAAAGGACAGGACGGACGGCAGTTCGGCTTCTCGATCGCGGGCGGACGCATTCGCGGTCATATCGACGGCGTGATCGTTGCCGGGCCGGATGTAGGGATCAGTTGGCCAGCGCTGTTCGAACATAAATCGCTCAACGCCAAGTCCTGGGCCGATCTCGTCAAGCGCGGGGTCGAGCTGTCGAAGCCAATCTATTACGCTCAGCTGCAGATCTACATGGCCTACATGGATCTCCCAACGGCTCTATTCACCGCCCTGAACAAGGACACCCAGACGCTCCATCACGAGATCGTCGGTTTTGATCCGAAGACGGCTCAGGCGCTCTCCGACAAGGCCGTCGACATCATTCGCGCCGCGGAAGCAGGTGAGTTGCCACCGCGCATCGCCCAAAACTCCGACTTCCATCTCTGTCGTTGGTGCTTCTATGCGAAGCACTGCTGGGAGGGCGCGGTATGACCTTCACGCCATCACCTCAGCAAGCCGCCGCCATCAACGCGATTGTCGGTTGGTACCGCGACCCGGGCCGCAAGTCTCCGGTGTTTCGGCTATTCGGCTATGCCGGCTCGGGCAAGAGCACCATCACCGCGCATGCCATCGACGCACTCGGGCTCACACCCAAGAACCGCGACAGCATCGCCCCCGGCGGCGTGCTGTTTGCGGCCTACACCGGCAAGGCCGCGCTGGTGATGACGCGCAAGGGCACGCCAGCCTCGACCATTCATAGCCTGATCTATCGGGTCTCGGAGGCAACGCCCGAGGAGATCGCGCGAGTCGAAAAGGAGGCGGCTGATTTGCGCACCGGGCTCGGCAGCCTGCCGCCAGCCGAGCATTTGTTTGCGATGGAGCGGCTCAAGCGCCTCGAGCTGCGGCTTGCCGACATTCACCAGCCCCGGTTTGTCCTCAACGAACAATCGCTGGTTCGCGACGCCGAGCTTATTGTGCTCGACGAGGTCTCCATGGTGGGATCCGAGATGGCCGCCGACCTGCTCGCGTTCGGCAAGCCGATCCTGGTGCTGGGCGATCCTGGCCAGTTGCCGCCGATCAAGGGCTCTGGCGCCTTCACCGATGCACCGCCCGACGTCATGCTGACCGAGATCCACCGACAGGCGGGCGAGAGCGCCATCATCCGGCTTGCCACAATGGCGCGGCAGGGTGAACCGATCCCCTATGGCGGTCATGACGATCATGTCTGGAAAATGCGCCGGACCGACGTTTTGGCAGAGCAGCTGTTGCGCGGCGGCCAGGTGATCTGCGGCCGCAACGCAACGCGGCTCCATCTTAACGCCGCCATGAAGCATGCCGCGGGCTTTCTCAGCGCGCATCCGGAAGGTCGTAGCGAGAAGATTATCTGCCTCAAGAACCGTCACGACCTCGGCCTGATCAACGGCATGTTTGTGTCGCTCGCCGATATCCAGCACGAGGGGCACCTATCGTTCAGCGCCACCGTGACCACCGAAGACGGTACGTCCATTGCCGGCCGGCATCGCTTCTACAAGGGGCACTACGACGATCATGTTGTCTTCGACAGCGAGCGGGCCCGTCGCGATTGGAAGGAGATGCGGGGACTGATCGAGACGGTCTGGGGCTACGCCATCACCTGTCACAAGGCGCAAGGCAGCGCCTACGGGTCGGTTGTCGTATTCGACGACGGTCTCGGCCGCACGGCGGAGGATCGGTCTCGCTGGCTCTACACCGCCATCACACGGGCCGAGTGGGGCCTGGTGATTGTCGATTGAGCCGTGAGGAACAAGTCATGCAATCGCTTTATCCAGGACGAAGAGTCGGTCGATGGACGCTTCTCAGTGTAGCGCCAAATTCCGCAACGCCCGCGTCGCGTCGGCCGCGTTGGGTGTGCCGATGTGACTGCGGCACGGAAAAATTAGTTCTTGGCCAGAGCTTGCGCCTTGCTTTGCGCGCATCCGTTGGTGGGAGTCGTAGTTGCGGCTGCCTCGCGATTGAAGTGTCAACGCGGCACGGAAGTGCCTCCAACGGGCGTCCTTCTGCTGAATACCTTGCATGGGTCCATGCCAAGAAGCGATGCAACAACCCACGGAATGCGTCCTACCGCAACTATGGAGGACGCGGGATCCGCATGTGTGTGGCTTGGACTGACAGCTTTGAAGCCTTTTTTCAAGACATGGGGCCGCGACCGAGCTCCAAGCACAGTTTGGATCGTATTGATCCCGATGGAGACTACGAACCAGGTAATTGCCGCTGGGCAACCTCAGACATACAAACCCGCAACAAGCGAAACATTCGATGGTTTGCCTTCGGGGGTGAACGGCTGCTCCTTGCCGACGTGGCTGCGCGTCTTGGGATTACACGGGATCAAGCGCGCTCCCTCGAAAAGCGAGGCAGGCTGCCTGCGTGGCACATAGTCGGCGCGCGGATGACTTCCGTTCGCTTGCCTGCTTCATGGGGAGTCGATTTCAACGACGTCGGACGAATAGATCCAGCAAACGGCGGCGACGGGCAGGTGCACTGTGATTGACCTGAACAACGTCGCTTATCCGCCGAACCATCAGGTCCGCTACGATCTCGACGCCATCGCCGCAGAGTTGCGGGCAAGCGCGCAGACCTGGGTGCCGCGTCTGTTCCCGAACGGCCGCCGTGTCGGCGACGAATGGCGGCTCGCTAACATCAAGGGCGCTCCGCCGCGCAAGCAGGGCAGCTGCGTCATCGCGCTCAAGGGCGAACATGCTGGCGACTGGCACGAGTTTGACGGTAGCCAGGGCGGCGGACCGTTCAGCACGATTGAGGAGGCGACGGGATTCAAGGGGCGAAACCTCTATGCCCATGCCGCCGAGCTGACAGGCTGGTCTCTCAGGTCGCCAGCGCGCCAGGAGCCGCCCGCAGCAAGCGCGAAACAACAGCACGACACCGCGCGCGAGATCGCTTTCATCCTCCAGCACGCGGGTCCGCTCAAGGGCACGGCCGCAGAAGCCTATCTCGCGAGCCGAGATCTTGATGCACCTGAGGGCGCCGATTTGTTGGCGCATGCCGATCTCACCCATTGGGAGACGCGGCAAGGCTGTCCGGCTCTGATCGGCATCGTGCGCAGTTGTGACGGCGAAGTCATCGCGCTGCACCGGACCTATCTGCAGGTCGATCCGGCGCAGCCGGACCGCGTGACGAAGGCGCCGGTCAGCAAACCGCGCATGGTGCTGGGCAAGAACGGCACCGGGGCGGTGCGGCTTGCTCCCCTCGGCAACAACGGCGTGCTTGCGCTCTGCGAGGGGATCGAGACTGGGCTCGCCATCATGAAGGCTTTCCCGAGACTCGCCGTCTGGGCCGCGCTGTCGACCTCGGGACTGGAGCAAGTACAACTTCCAGCACAAGCCAAGCGCATTATCATACTCGCCGATCACGATGCATCGGGCGCAGGTCTGCGCGCCGCCGAGACCGCCGCGCGGCGCCTGCGGGCCGAGGGTCGCGAAACCGCAATCGCACTGCCGCCGCAGTGCGGCGACGACTTCAATGACATGCTGATGCGCGACGGAGCGGACGCGGTGCGTGCCGTGCTTGAACGTGCGCAGCCACAATCCAATGAAGAGCCGTTGCCGATCGGTCAGCACCGGCCGCTCAACTACAGCGCGCCCGACACATCGCCTTTGATGCGCGCCGACGAGGGGGACCTTGCTCTGGCGGTGGAGAAGGCTTGGAGCCTACTGCTCGCCTCCAACCGCACACCCTGGCTATTTCGCTATGCCAGCGGCCTGACTTGGGTGGTACCGGATGACGAAGGCCGCCCGGTCGCCATTGCACTCACCGATGAACGGCTGCGTCACATGCTGGCGAGACTCGGCAATTGGCGCCGCCTCAATGCCAAGGGCGAACTCGTTCCAGCCCATCCACCGACGCTGCTGGTCAAGTCGGTGTTGGCAACGCCCGATCCTGGACTGCCGGTGCTGGTTGGCATCGTCAACACCCCGGTGTTCGGCCGCCAGGGCCGGCTTTTGACTACCCCCGGCTATCATCCGGATGCGCGGCTGCTCTATTCCCCAGCGCCCGGCTTCGAGGTGCCGGCGATTGCGGAGCGTCCATCGGCCGACGATATCGCCAACGCCCGGGCGCTCATCTGCGATGATCTGCTTGGCGACTTCCCGTTCGTATCACGGTCCGAGAACGCCCACGCCGTAGCGCTGCTGCTGCTCGGCTTCCTACGCTCCATGATCGATGGGCCCACCCCGCTGCATCTGATCGAAAAGCCGACACCCGGCACTGGCGCGACCCTGATGGTGGACGCCATTGCCACGATCCTCACCGGCTCTGGCGCATCCGTCATGACCGAGGGGCGCGATGACGAGGAATGGCGAAAGCGCGTGACCGCAAAGCTCCGGCAGATTCCATCGATCGTCCTGATCGACAATCTGCGCAACAAGCTCGACAGCGCCGCAGTCGCCGCCGCGCTCACCGCGCCGTTCTGGGAAGACCGGATCCTTGGCGCTTCCGAGATGGCCCGGCTCCCAATCCGCTGCGCCTGGATCGCGACCGGCAACAATCCGGAATTCTCCAACGAGATGGCGCGGCGCATTGTGCGGATCCGGCTCGATGCGCATGTCGAGCGGCCTTGGCAGCGCGCGGGCTTTCGCCATCCCGATCTGATGACCTGGGTACGCGCCAACCGCGCGCGACTGGTGACTGCCTGCCTCACGCTCTGTCAAGGCTGGATCGCCGCGGGACGCCCACGCGGCACCGGCACCATCGGCAGCTATGAGAACTGGGCGCAGGTGCTCGGTGGCGTGCTCGAGACCGCCGGCATCGATGGCTTCCTCGGCAACCTCGAAGAGATGATGCAGGCCTCCGATGCCGAGGGGTCGGTATGGCGCAGCTTCGTGTCGACCTGGTGGGACCGATTCGGCACCGCGGAGGTCGGCAGCAACGATCTCTACGAGACGGCGCTCACTTGCGAACCGCCGTTGCCGCTTGGATCGGGCAACGACCGCTCGCAGCGCATCCGTTTGGGCAAGGCGCTGGGCCGCCTACGTGATCGGGTGTTCCAGCTCAACAGCGTGTCGGTGCGCGCTGAAAAATGCGGCACGCTCCACGGCGCGCAACGCTGGCGACTGGTGATTGATGAAAAAACAGGCGCGGATAAACATTCACAACATTCACCGGCCGTGAATGTTGCGGTGAATGTTGTGAATGTCTGTGAATGTTCGAATTCCAACATTCACCGGGAATTTCGCAATCGTCCCAATGGGATGGATGAGGTCGGTGAATGTTGTGAATGTTTTTCCAGACCCTACACGTGCGCGCGCGCGCATGCGCGCGCGATAGAGGACCCGGAAAAACATTCACCACATTCACCACATTCACCTGAGCCAACAAAATCAATGGCTTCTGGCAGTGAATGTGCCGGTGAATGTCCGCAACGACATTCCCCAATTCCCAATCCGCCCGATTGGTTGAAGGAGGTGCTGTGATGTGCCGCCTCCCGTACGCCACCGGCCCACCCCGGCACCTCCAATTCCGCAAAGCCAGACGACGGCGGCCCGCGCAGCCAAGCACCAGACCGCCGTCGTCCTCGACCACGAACGATTTCCCGAACGGAGACCATCCATGGCTTCGACGACTCTGACTCTGCCTGCTGGCAATGCAATCCCACCCGCGGCAGAGATGATCGATCGCACACAAGCTTCGATCCTCGCGCTCGATTTCGGCACCACCACCGGCTGGGCAATGCGGGACGGCACAGGCCTCATCACCAGCGGCACGGTATCGTTTCGCCCCAGCCGCTATGACGGCGGCGGGATCCGCTACCTGCGCTTCCGCAGCTGGCTCGATGGCTTTGCCGCCCATGCGGGACCCTTGGAGGCGGTGCACTTCGAGGAGGTGCGCAGGCACGTCGGCACAGATGCGGCGCATGTGTTCGGCGGTCTGCTGGCGACGCTCTCGGCATGGTGCGAGCAGCGCGGCGTCGCCTACCAGGGCGTGCCGGTCGGCACCATCAAGCGCTTCATCGCCGGCAAGGGCAACGCCCACAAGGAAGCAGTGATCGCTGCCGTGCGAACGCGTGGATTTACTCCGGCCGACGACAATGAGGCGGACGCCATCGCTATCCTGCTGTGGGCGGTCGAGACTGAGGGAGGTGTGCGATGACCCGGGCACGACTCCCGCATCGCCGCTTCGCTGCGACTTCAGACATTGAGCATGGCGGCA